GTCGTTCAACTGTGCGACATGGTTGCTCCGAAGGAAATCACGGTTCCGCTGCCTGGTGGCGCCGTGGACGTGCTGTCCGAAATCCGCGTGACGCCGGCATGGGCGATTCGCCCGGAAGTTGTCACGATCCTGAGCGCAGGTTTCTAAGGTTCTTGGTTGTTGTCTCCCTCACTCTCCGTGAGTTCGCCCCGGCCACAAACCGGGGCGTTTTTCCATCCGCCGTGCGGTAATATTGAGGCCCGCAACCATGAGTGAGACAACGCCATGAGCCTGTACGTCTGCAACGCCACGCCGCGCCCGCACCACCTGAACTACCGCATCCCTGGCGATGAGCGCGTCTACGAACGCATCATTTCGCCGGGCACGCAGTACAAGGTTCCGCACGAGGAGCCGCAGCAGGAGTCCGCGATCATCAAGCAGCTTGAGTCCTACGGGGCAGTCAAGCCCTCCAAGGTCAATGGCGACCGCCATTTCTCGGGCCTGATCTTCTCGGAGAAGGTCATCCCGCTGGACGCGATCCGCGCCGGCCTGTCGGAGATTGACTCCAACGCCATTGCGCGCGCCCTGGAGCATCGCACGGCGGCGGCCCTGGGCGGCGATGCTGTCGCCGCCAAAGAGGCGCAGGCAGCCGGCGCCACGGCCAGCAATTTCGAGGTCGCAGTGGTCGAGCAGCCGCGCCCTGGCGTCGATACGCAAGACCTGCAAAAGAGCACCATCCAGGTCAACCGCGAAGGCATGAAGCCGCGCAAGAACTCGCGCCGTAACTGAGCATGCCCGACCTCGCGCCCACCCTCGCAGGCTTCACGACCTTCTGCCAAAACGTCGCGGGGATCACCACGGACGCGATGCCGGCCGATGATCCCGGGTTTCAGGACGCACTGACGTATGCGCTGGCGTGGGTGCCGTGTGAAATGCAATGCATGAGCGGGCTGCTGTACACGGCCTGCGTCTATAACCTCGGCGTCTCGCTGTTGCTCAATTACCAGCCCGACCAGCCGGGGAGTTGCTTCTTTGCCAATCTCCAGAAGCAGTACAAGATTGGCAATTTCGTTGCGGGCGTGGTGTCGGCATCCTCGGATGAAACCACGTCGGCAACGCTCACCGTGGGAACGCAACTGGCGAACCTGAGTCTGTGGGATTTGCAGACGATGGCTGACCCGTTTGGCCGGCGCGCGATTGCCATCATGGGTGAGTGCGGCCCCGGAGTGTATGGACTGTCATGACTGAGCTGGCCCTGGGTGTCATTGACGTACCGCACCTGGACGACAGGATCACCACTGGCGACCTCGCGGAGATTCTGGAGGCCAAGTATGACCTTTTCCGGGGCTTCTACGAGATTCACGCCGAAGAGATTTCGAACGTGCTCGCGGAAAGCCTGGAGGGTGCGCTTGAAGACCTGACGGGAGCCGGGCATGTGCCAGAAGACCCCTACTACGAAGGGTGCGAGCGCATCCGGGAAATGTTCCAGAAGTGGCTGGACACTGGCGAAGTGGAGAGTGCCGGGCTAATCGGCGTGCCCACCCAGGCCGCACTGAAGGGCATCAATCACCGCAAGAGCAAATTCCAGCGGGGCGCGCGCAGGCCGTCTTTCGAGGACACCATGATCCTACGTGACTCCCTATCGGCCTGGGTCGAGAAATGACCACGCTCCAACAAGGCGCAGCCATGGCGGGTGCCGGCAAGGGCGCCGTACTGCAAGCTGGCGTCGATCAGATTTCGGAGCAGCAGCAATTCACGTTCACGAAGTATTCTCGGCTGATCCTGCCTGCGGATGGCTATGTGTTCTGGGCGCCCACCGCGAGCCTGAACCCGAACGTGATCGATCCCTCGCTGACGTTCACCGCGCCCGGCAGCCTGCACCTATCCCAGCGCACGGAGCAGAACCTCGACAGCACGGTATCGCGGCAGACGGTCATCTTCACGGCCGAGCAGCAGATTCTCGAATTCTCCGACATGGCGGACACCGAGTTGTTCTTCATGACGCTGCCAAATGGCTCGCTGGCCGCGTTCTCGTCGCAGAACATGAGGTACGACACATCCGACCTCTGGCACTACGCCGGGGTGGCTGTGCTGCCCTACGAGGCCAGCCAGATCGTCGCCACGCCGGCCGACGTTCTGACCAACGGCACCATCGTCTCAAACTCGCTGCCCATTTGGATGGCGATGAGCACGACGGCCCTGCCAATCTACCCGTCCGACCTGTCCCCGATGAATCTCGTGCCGCCCTACATCACGGCGGATATTCAGGGCACGCAGGCGCTGACGATGGCCCCGCTGGTGGATTCCCTGTCCGGCCAGGCGCAGCTTTGCAAAGAAACCGTCGTCTTCACCCTGTGGGGCTGCCGGAACAATGACGCGCTCGATTTTCAGTCGGCCATCCTGGCGAACTCGATGCCGGACGATGCACCCTATGGGACGATGACGCCGCTCGTCCCGGTTGACTTGAAAAAGCCCCAGCCTGAATTTGCGATCATCGCGCAGCAAAAGTCCATGACCGTGGACGTCAACTATCTCCAATCCCGCACGCGAGATATTGCCCGCCAATTGATCCTGGAAGCGTTCATCACAGTTTCCGAAGGCTAGTCGAATTGCCGCGAAAGCGCACTCCGCCTAGAATGCCACAACACCCCGAAGTACGACTTCAGAAGGATAGACCATGCCCCAAGGCCCGATTCCCGTAACCGTCGCAACCATTCCGAACGGCGCCGGCTTTTCGCAGGCCCCGCTGCAAATGGACAAGACCGGTAACCTGCTGACGGGCGCCGGCTCTACCAGCGTCCTCAACAAGACCGCAGGCGCCAGCATCATCAAGGCGACGGCCGGTCGAATTTCGAAGGTCATCGTCAACACGGCGGCATCCACGATTGGCAGCGTCAGCGACTGCGCCACGACTGGCGCGGTAGCCGCCTCGAATCTGGTGTTCGCCATCCCTGAGACCGTGGGCGTCTACCCGGTGGACTTCCCTTGCGCGACGGGCATCGTCCTGACGGTTGGCACGGGCGGCGTGGTTTCTGTCAGCTACGACTAAGCGAGGGGCCTAGCCCATGGCTGATATCGCATGCATCTATCGGATCGTCCGCGTGGGCACCGAGGATTGCTATGTGGGTCAAACGAAGTGCCTTCGAAGCCGCAAGGCGCGGCACCTAGGCCAGCTTCGCCGAGACGAGCACCACTCGATCCACCTCCAGCGCGTTTACAACAAGAACGGTGAGGATTCGCTGGCTTTTGAGGTTTTGGAAGTCATCGATCCCAGCACTTCTAAGGATGTGCGCGCTGAGATGGAAATGAAGTGGATGAAAGCATGCGATTCCATCTACAACATGCAGCGCGCAAGCACTACCGCTCTTGGATACAAGCATACCGAGGAAACCAAGCGCAAGATGTCGCTGGCCAAACTTGGCAACAAGAATGCAGTCGGCGCAATTCCGAGCGAAGAAAAGCGCAAGGCTCATAGCGAATTCATGAAGGGAAAGCAGTTTTCCCTTGGAAGCAAGCGAGATGCTGAGCAGCGTGCTGAGATTTCCGCGAGATTCATGGGGAACCAACATGCTTGCCGAATCATGCCGGACGATGAGCGTCAAGCGCGTTCGTTGAACCTGCGTGGCAGACCGTGGACTGAAGCTCGCCGATTGGCGTATGAACGCTCCAAGACCGATAATCGGCAAAAGGAAACTGCATGAGTTCAAACATCGTTGACTGCACGGTCTACCAGCAGGTTGCGCCCGCGCCGAACCTCCTGCAGCAGACTGGCGCATTCGTCTCCCAGGGCGGCACCACGCTGACGGCGGGCACGTATTCGCTGCTCACGCAGTTATCCGACCTGACTTCGCTCCTGAAGACGCCGCTGACGATCACGTCCATCGTGTGGGCCTCGAACGTCGTCACGGTGACCACGGCGGCCGCGCACACGATCCCGGCTGGCGATACCGTGCTGGGCACGATTTCGGGTGCCACTCCCACGGGCTACGACGGCACGTTTGCGTGCACCTACGTCAGCACGACCAGCTTTACCTACCCGCTGACCACGAACCCGGGCACCGAAACCGTCGCCGGCTTCTTCACGCTGAACGCCGTCAACGAACTTGCCTCGATGGGCAACACGTTCTTTGGCCAGGGCGCGATTCAGGCGGCCTACGTCTACGAACTCG